GCACCGTTCCATTTGTACTGCACTCCGGTGTTAAGATTGGTAACGAATTTGAATGAGACCGTTGAATCTTCAGAATTGGAATTCACGCTGGCATCAAACAATATGTTCCATTGAGTACCATTCCATTCTATAATGTCATTGGTTTGAGCCACTAGATCTACACCACCAGTGGACTTCCAAGCATCTGCACCATCTACTTGACCAACAGCGCCTATGTCACTTAAAATCAATAATCTTAATCCTGTAATTTTGATTGCTGTAGGATTGAATGTGGCTGGATCTATAATATAATCCACTGTGCCTCTGGTGCTTACTCCGTTGAATAGTGTGTTGGTTGGAATAGTGTCTGGATCCCAATTCACAATTAATTGATTTTCATTGAGACTGTTGACAGCAAATGTACCTGACACAGTGCCAACTATGTCTGCTCTGTCTAAAAGTATTCTGCTGATGCCTGCTTGATACACTCCAGGATATAGATCCATCACCATCTTCCAATTGGTTTGACCCAGTATTCCTTTGTCCACTATTTGAACCACGCTATTAAGAACCACTATGTCATAACCACCCGCACTAGTTAAATCCACAGCATCTGCATCTGTTCTAACAGCTTTACTCATATTAACTTTGCCGTCAGCAGTGGTATTAATATCTGATTTAGCACTATTAGCCACTCCATCTTCGTATGCTTTCAGCTCAGGCATACTCATTCCTAAATCAATATCTCCTGATTCCTCATTGAATATGCTGGTGACAATTTTTGTAATCACTCCTAATTTTTTTACTTTGGTTGGCGGACTGATAAAAATAGGAGTTGTAAATTGTAGTGTGGCAATGTCTATCTCGCTTTCTGTGCCTGTGGGTATACCTCTTGAACTAAAAGTTATTCCATTAAGATCCAACACAGTCAAACTGGTCCAGTCCACATAATTATCTGTGGTTTGCAGTTCTAAACTGGGATTGAACAACATTAAAACTTGTTCTAATATTTGTAATTTTTGATCTGTATTAGTGGACCATACATCAACATTCACTCCCAATGTGTAAGGAGTTGGCATCAATCTTTCTACTGTGTAATTTGCTCCTTGGATATTTAAATATTCTTTGTTATTGCTGTCAAAGGCTCTTTCTCTCACATGCAATTTGCTCACATATGAAGCATCAGCAGTACGTGTGCGATCCATTTCTAATGTGGTTACATACACTGCCATTCTAGGAGCACTGGGAATTTTATTTTCACTGTTGTCTCTAATAATATTTGCCACTTGTCTAGTAAGGTCACCATACATCACAGGTATGGTGGTCAACGCACCTTTGCCGTCTTTATAGGCAAAATTACTCATTAATCTCACAATTTGAGTGATGTACCTACGTATCTGTCCGTCGTAAAAAAATTGCATGATTAATTGTCCGCTTTAGGTTTTAATGCTGTTGTTAAACTTTGACGTTGATCTGTAGTTACGCCCGCCACTGTGGTGGTATTAGTGTTGTTAATAAATCCTGTTTTTTGTGTATTTCTATTATTGGTATTGGTCAATGTCATTCGCACTGCATCTTCCATTTTAACCCAACGTGTACCATCATATCTGAATAATCTATTGGGTAAAAAATCAGTGCGTAAAAAATAATTGCCTTTTTCAGATCCTTGTGGAAATCCTATGCCGTGGCCAAATACTTCACCATTGGGAGCAAAACCATCTCCCAAAAGATAACCTTGATATCCAAGTTTGTCTGGAGTTTGATTGATTCTATCAGCTAAAACATTAGCAGTGCTGGCATCTAAATTATTCATGTCTGTGGTCACTAACTCAGGCTTCCCTTGATCATCCACCTGTAACGTATATAGGTGTTTGGTGTTATAACCACTTTTGGATATATCTGCCTCTGCTTGAGCTACCACTGCTTGATTGATCTGCATCTCTTTTTCATATGTGCTTAACACATCTCTCAGTGTGTTTGTGCTGCCTTCTTCTGCAGGTAAATCTAATATCTCTTTGAATTCTTGGCTGTCTACTATCTGTTTAAGTTTAAGTCTATAAAGATGTGGATACCAAGTGGGCGAAAATCCTTCTGCTGCTCTGTTAATATCTTGTATTACATAAAATCTTTTGAGTGAGACTTGGTAGTCATTTAAAGCGTATTGGTCTTTTAAATGAGGTAATTCAATCACATCTCCTGACATCAACTTTCTACCAATGGTTTTTACACTACTGTTGATATGCACAGTTAAGAAAACAGTGTCATTCTGCAAGAATAGACCAAACTGACTCATGTCAAAGTCAATGTCATTCACATTGTATATGCCTCTGATCTGATAGATATTAGGATCATATTTTCTATCCCTATTTTCTAAGAATAGTAGGTCTTGTATGTTGGTTTCTTTCACTGAGTTGTAGTTGGGCTGTGTGGCTGTGGCATCACCCTCACTGGTGTTCACAGGACCAAGGTATTTGTGTACAAACACATCGGTACCACCCACAGTAAACATTTCAGCTATGGTTTGGTCTAAAAATGCGTAATCTTGACCCTTTTCTGGCTTGTACAAACTTAATCTAGGCATGCGTATATTTATTCATGCATACTCCATTGATAAATATGTTATAGGATACACACAATGAGCGATTTGCAAACACAACGTCAAGAGATATACGATTTTGTTAAAAACATGCTGGGCGGTGGCATGGTTGAAGTGGAGCTAGATCCCAGCCATTATGAGACCGCTTTAACTAGAACCTTAGGCAGATATAGACAAAGATCTGACAACTCAGTGGAGGAAAGTTATATTTTTTTAAACACAGTCTTGGATCAAAACAGTTACACATTGGCCAATGAAATTATGGAAGTAAAACAACTGTTTAGAAGATCCGTAGGATCACGTTCAGGTGGTGGAGATGGTGGCACATTGTTTGAACCTTTCAATTTAGCCTACACCAACACCTATCTTTTGTCCAGCAGTAATCTTGGTGGCATAGCTACCTACAATATGTTTTCACAATATCAAGAATTGGTGGGTAGAATGTTTGGTAGTTTTATAGAGTTCAAATGGAATCCAACCACAAAAGTATTAACACTGTTACAAAGACCCAGAGCCAACGAAACTTTGCTGTTGTCTGCATACAATTTCAGACCTGAAAGTCAATTGTTACAGGATTACAAAGCTAGAGAATGGATCAAAAGTTACACACTGGCAAACTGCAAATACATGTTGGGTGAAGCTAGATCCAAATTCAACACAGTGGCTGGTCCACAAGGTGGTACTACCTTAAATGGGGACAGTCTTAAAGCCGAAGCACAAGCAGAAATGGACAGATTGGACGCAGAACTGGCCACGCAAATGGCTGGCGGCGTTGGCTATCACTTCACAATTGGTTAAAATTACATTGACAATCACATAAATTTAAAGTACAATAGTACTTTAATATGATCATCGGAATCTGTGGACTTATAGGCAGTGGCAAGGATACCATTGCAGACTATCTAGTTGAAAAACATAATTTTACAAAAATGTCATTTGCTGACAAATTAAAAGATGCAGTGTCTCAAATGTTTGAATGGGATAGAGAATTGTTGGATGGAAAAACAGCCGCAAGTAGAAAATGGCGCGAAGAACCTGATGCATACTGGAGCAAAGAAGTAGGCAGTGTGATCACTCCTAGGCTGGCTTTGCAAAAATTTGGCACTGAGTGCATGCGCAATGGATTCTTTGATGGCATTTGGGTCAGTTTGCTCAAGAAAAAAATTACTGAAAATCCCCACATGAATTGGGTGATTCCAGATGTGCGTTTTTTGAATGAAGCAGATATGATCAAATCAGTGAGTGGCAAAGTGTGGTGGGTTAAAAGAAGTCCCTTGCCCTTATGGTTTAAAATATATCAGGACGTAGGAGTTGAGCCTACAGACATTCATCCCAGCGAATGGGCATGGGCCACATGCAACTTTGATGCAGAATTAGACAACAACAGCACCATTGCACATCTTAGAAATCAGGTACAAGGTCTCCTTGCACCCATTTAATACCTTGTGCTTGTAACACTCTCTGACAGTTAGCACACACTGTTTTAAGATTATTAAATCTACAATTGTTTAGATTGCCATCCACATGAAACACATTGAATTGTTGATCATGTTTGCTTTTATATGTACACTTATCGCATTCGTTCTTTTTAATATATCCAGATTGCTGCCATTTGGGTATGCCCATGGATTTGCCTTTGTATCTAATGCACAGTTCACACTGGCTTCTGTAGAATACCTTGTTTGCTTTGTGATAATTCACAGCACAAGGGCGTTGTTTACAGGTCCTACACAAAGATCTCATAGCGTATTTAGCTGCCCTTTTTAGGCCCTTTTTGTTGGGTTTATCAGGCATCTTTTTGAGCTATCTGAATAAATATATTCAAATAAGTCATAGATAGGAGAAAATAATATGGCACTAGTATCACCAGGCGTACAAGTTACAGTAATAGACGAAAGTTTTTATACACCAGCGGAACCAGGTACAGTTCCGATGATTTTCATTGCCACTAGGCAAAACAAAGCAAACGCCTCAGCCACAGGCACAGCAATAGGAACCACAAAAGCCAATGCTGGAAAACCTTTCTTAATAACTTCTCAAAGAGATTTAAGTGATACTTTTGGTGATGCAGTATTTGTCACAGACTCAAACAATAATCCAATTCACGGTGGAGAAACCAACGAATATGGTTTACAAGCTGCATACTCTTACTTAGGAATCAGCAATAGAGCATACGTTGTAAGAGCAGACATTGACCTAGCAGAGTTAGCAGCATCAGCCTCAGCTCCTGAAGCAAATCCTGCTGCAGGCACTTATTGGTTTGACACAGGTAACACATTGTTTGGAATATTCGAATGGAACGCAAATCCAATCACTGCCACCAATGGACAAACATTTGCAAACAAAGTACCAACAGTAGTCACTGCTACAGAATTAGATCAACTTGTAGGAGACACTGCAGGTAATGCTCCAAAAAGTTCAAGTGGAAAAATTGGTGATTATCTTATCAATGCTACCACAACATTTAATAATCTTTATTTTAAAAATTATCTTGGCACTTGGGTGCTAGTTGGCAGCAACGCTTGGAAAGCCAGTCATCCTACAATTTTAGGTTCTGCGCAAAATCCAGGAGCACTTTCAGGAACTTTTTCAATCAATGGCACAAACATTACAGCAGTAACTTTAAGCGCACTGGTCACTGCCATTAACGGAGCTGGCATATCAGGTGTTACAGCAGCAAGTGTCAACTCAGCGTTGGCAATATTTTCAACCACTAACAATCTTGCAATAGCACTAGTGTCAGGCACAATATTAACAACTTTAGGAATCACAGCAGGCACTTACTACATACCATCAGTGACCACTGCTTCACACACACAGGTTCCATTGTACAAATCTACAGATGCAAATCCAAGACCTACAGGTTCTTTATGGATCAAGATTACTGCACCAAATCAAGGAGCTAGATTCAAAGTTAAAAAATTCAACGGAGTAACCAATCTATTTGAAGATGTGGCAGCTCCATTGTACAACAGCAATGAATCAGCTGTGTACAACTTAGATAGAACAGGTGGTGGAGTCAACATACCATTGGGTGCGTTGTATGTAAATTCCAACAACACCAGTGATGAAGTTGATTACAGAATTTT